CGATCTTGTTGTTTGAAATTTTATGCTGTTGTCGTAACTTAAATCAACGGAAGTGGCCGCATTGAACACTGCCATTGTTTTTGAACCAGCAGCATTTTGAAATGTTTGTGTTCCTGATCTATAAAATATTGTACCTGTTCCTGCGTCATCAATATAACTGTTAGTACCATCATGGTAAATTTGTAAATCACTATCAGCACCGAAGTTTGCCTTGTCATTATCAGCAAAGTTAATATGATTTCCGTTAGTGTCTAAAGAGCCACCTAGTTGTGGAGTTGTATCCTCCACAACGTTTAATAAACCTGGTTGTGCCAAAGTTACTATGTTGTCACCACTATCTCTTGTATATATCTTTTGGTCGGCGGTATTAATTGCTATTTCGCCGACCGCAAGATTGGAAGTCGTAGGGGCTGAACTTGATGTTTCACTTCGTTTAGGTTTTATTATAGTAGCCATACATTCCTTATATTATAATGACAGGTTCTTATTAATAAAGTTAATTATTAGTAAGATCCGCCATCAATTGCTGTAACTGTTACATCACCACTTGATACAGTGAAGTTATCTGAACTGAATGAAGCAACACCAATGTTTGAGTTTGTTGCTAATTCACCAGCAATTGTTAGTGTAGAACCACTAGCAGTTGTTGAGATACCTTCTCCAGCCAAGAACTCTAAAGTTCCGCCAAGTGAAACTGAACCAGCAGTTGCTGTTTCGTCTTCGAAACTAATCGAACTGTTAGCCAGTTTTGCGTTAGTTACGTTACTGTCTAAAATTTTAACAGTTGTAACAGCATCAGTAGCTAATTGAGTAGCACCAATACCAGCATCTTTTACATTTAACGAATCCGAAGTAATTTCGATTGTTGAGTCATCGACAGCAACATCTAAAGTATTTCCAGTTTTTGTTAAAGCAGCACCAGCTGTTACTGAACCAGCACCAGAGAACTGTGTAAATACTAATGCAGTTGTATCAATTGTGATTGCACCATCAGTTGATAATACATAACCAGCATCAGCGTTTACTGTTCCTTCTTCAACAAATGTAAATGCACCTGATGAAACACCAGCATCTGAGTCAAAGTCTTCGGCTCTTGTTGGAGCACCTGAAGCATTAACTACATAGATACCATTTTCAGAACCAGTTGATTGATCTTTAATTAAGATTCTATCACCTGTTGCAAGTGTAATACCATCAATAGTATCACCATTTGAGAAGTTTGAAGCTAAAGTACCAGCTGAAGTTGTAGCAACTCTAACTGAATCTTTAACATCTAAACCATTTGCAACACTGTCAACGTATGCTTTACTAGCAGCGTCTTGGTCTTGCGTTGGTAATGCAAGGTTAATAATTTTCTTATCGTTTACATCAACTGAACCAGTTCCTTTAGCATTTAATACTAAATCAATGTTTGTATCGTCACCAACAGAAGCAATTTCTACACCTGTTCCAGTAGCAGAGTTTGTTACTTTTAATGAGTTTACAGCACTTGTAGTTGTTGTAAAGATAATTTGTTCGTTACCATTAGCATCAGCAATAAAACCACCATCAGCAATTTTAGCTTCTGTTAAAGTTTTATTTGTTAATGTTTCTGTTCCTGCCAATGTAGCAAAATCATTATCAGATAAAGCTGCGTTAAATTCAGCAGTTGTTCCAGATAATGTATTGTCTGTTAAATCAATAGTTTTGTTTGTTAATGTTTCAGTTCCATCTAAAGTTGAGAATGAACCATCAGACAATGCAGTATTGAATTCAGCAGTTGTACCTGTTACAGTGTTAGTTGATAAGTCAATTGATTTGTTTGTGAACGTATCAGTTGTTGCTTTACCAACTAGTGTATCAGTTGAAGTAGGTAACGTTAACGTTCCAGTATTAGAAATTGTTCCAATAACAGGACTTGTTAATGTTTTGTTTGTTAATGTTTGAGTGTCGTCTAATGTAACAACTGTGCTATCGATTGAGTGAGTTACTGTGTTACCACTTACTGAAGAAGTAATACCAGTTCCACCTGCCATAGTCAAGTCTTCAGTATTGAATAGAACTTCAATTGTACTTGAACTATCATCAGCGATAGTCATAGCGCCACCTAAATCGGCAACTGTACTATCGACATAGTTTTTGGTAGCAGCGTCCTGAGCGTTTGAAGGATCAGTTACGTTTTTGATTACATTACTATTAGCATCAATATCACCATTTGAAGATAATACAATATCACCAGTTGTTGATGTAATTGTATTTCCGTCTATAGTTAAATTATCTACTAATAACTCGTTTAATTTTTTGTTTGAATCTACTAAAAGTAGTTTACTTGCTTCGACAGTTCCTGCAGTTGATGGAAAAAAGTCAGTGTAATATGTACCTGCGATTTCTCCAATATTGGCAGCAGCACCTGCTGTTTCAGTCCCATAACCTACATAGAGTTTATTTGTACTCCATGAATAGGCAAGTTCCCCAGCACCTAGTGATGTAGGTGAACCTGTAGAGCCTGATCGTTTTATTTTAATTATTGTTGACATGTCTATCTCTCCTAAAAATAATTAATTTTGTTGTTAATAAAAACCTGCGTTGAGGATTAATTCGCCTGTATCAGTTTTTATTTCAGTTCTACTTGTCCATTTTTTAGTATTATTGTTCCATTGTAAAACAGCGCCGTCTCTCAATTCAGACAAATCAACATCTCCTAAAGCGGAAACTGAAGTTGATGTGGTACCTATTGAAGGTGTTGTGACTGTTACTAGTCCGGAAGTTACAAATAACTTGTTTACTGACATTAAATCCTCTCTCTTATATAAGATACTTATATTTATAATATTTATATGATTGAGAGGATCTAATTTACTGATTTTTTAAGAAAAATAGATTATTTTTAAGATGCTACGTTTTCTGCTTTAGGTGTTTCTTCTACAGCAGTTTCAGTAGTAGTTTCTGTCTTGTTAAGAGATTCTAACTCTTTTTCTATTTTACTATCAAAGTGTTTAGTTAAAACATCAATTTTTTCTATTTCTAATAGATGTTTATTTCTGTTACCCACTAAATCTTGTCTTACAGTGATGTAAGCAAGGCAGGCTTGTGATAATTCACTTTGTTTGTATTCTTTACCATTGATAAAGATACTTGGTTCTTTTGGTTGTTGAACATTATTTAATTCACTACTCATTATTTACTCCTTATTATATATTAATATATGTTGTATTTATAATCAAATACAAACGTTTGGTCTGACCAGTATTATACCCTCTACAACTCTGGAAACTGTACTATCTGGTGATGTTGCCTCTATATCAAAAACATATCTTGCAGGCGCTTCTAAAGCCGCCGTCTGATCAGCAGTTAATGATATACGAATAATACCACCTGTTGGGTTAACAACTGAGGTAGTCATTTCCACTCTAGTTCTTGTCGAAGCATAACCTTTTGCCATTTTGGCACATGTAGTATAGTTTGTTAAATTTGCTGAATTTCCATCAGCACCCTTAATTGCTATATCTGTTACAAAGGTTGATCCTTGATCTATTACTAAGTTTGCTGTAGCTGCCATAATACTAATATTTATAATTCTTTTTTATCATATCCTTCTATTTTCCACAAATGTCTTTTACCAGATTGTGTTGATTCTCTTTTATGATTTGTTGCCTTATTATTTGCAACTACAAAATCGCCTTTTTCCCATTGATGATAATATATTCTACTAGGATCGTAAAGTAGTTTTTCTATTACGTCTTTTTCTTCTTTAGGTAATTCAGTATATGCCTCACAATAATAAACATACTTACCTTTTTTATCTTCTTGTATTAAATCGTGCCATATGTTTCTATGTTTTCTTCTAAACCATCTTCGTTCTACTTCACTTCTAAAACGATAACCATATCTTTCATTACTTGTAAATCTTTCCATATCAACTGTAATCTTTTTATTTTCTATAGGACAATCAATACGATTATCAACGTACAAAGTACGGCCGACATCTCCCTCTATTTCTAAAGCATATAATCCAGTAACGTTCACAGGTCGTTGAGTATAACCTTTATCTATATGCCATTCTAAATTTGTATTGCCATATAACTCATGGTGTACTCCTGATAGTGTAACATCTAAAAAGATTTTATCCATAGGATCCTGTGGTGCAATTTCGTAATATGAAGTT